CAGTTAACTGATAGTAGATCTGGTGTTCTTTCTGCTGTGCAGGGTATGGAACCTGTTTATGTTGAGTTTGAAGATCATTTGGAAAATAGTTTCAGCACTACTTTGGTTGTCTATGATGTTCAGGATAGATTAGTCATTGATGGAAAGTCAAAGGCAACTTTATTATGCTGTTCTCCTGATTTAATAAACAATGCAGCTGCTAAAATTTCTAGAAGATTTGGCGAAGGTGGAGGAAAAGCTATTGATATTATAGTCAGTGACATACTTGAGAACCTGCTTGGAACTGAGAGAGCACTTGTAGATTTTGCTACAACTAAAAATAAATTTTCTTTTGTATCATGTTATTGGTCTCCTTTTACAATAATCAAATGGTTAGCAAGTAAAGCAATACCTGCTGAGGGAGGTAGTGGTGCAAATGCTAGTGCTGGATATGCTTTCTTCGAGAACGCAAGGGGATATAATTTTTTAGCATATGATTCATTTGCTACTAAGGAATATACTAGGAAGATGATAGTTGGGTATGAAGAACCAGAATTAGGAGAAGGAGATTATAGTATCATACCTATCATAAGTATGAGAGTTACTAGTGCTGGAGATGTTTTAAGGGGTTTGAACTATGGGTCATATAATAGCAAGTTCATGACTTTTGATGTAAAGGATATGTCTTATACAGAACACAGCTTTAACATATCTAAATATTATAAGGATGTTCCTAAGATGAATGGTGACGTAACTCTACCTACATATTTTGAAAAGTTTGAGAAGAATACTGCACCTACTAGAATCATGTCTAAGATTATGGATACAGCATTGTTTACTGAAGGTACTATGACACAGGATAGTACTAAACAGGTAGCACAGTCAGCATTAAGAGAAAAATTATTCTACAGTAAGGAAGTTGAAGTAGAATATATTGGTGATATAGATCTATATGTTGGAGATACTGTAGAACTTACAACATATAAAGGTAAGCAAAGATCTTTAGATGGAAATAATAGTGGTATCTATGTCATAGGTCAAATTGAAAGGGAATTTATTTCCAGCAATGATCGAATGACTACTAAGGTCACATTATATACTGATAGTCCAGGTAATGTATCTGAGACATCTCAAACTAAAACTGATAGTACATTAAAATAATGAACGAAGCAACTGCTAATTTTATTGGTAAAGATGGGTTCAACTGGTGGGTTGGACAGGTGGAGAATAGTGGCGGTGGTACAAAGGATGAACCAGATGATAAGGATGAAACTAATAAAGTAAAAGTTAGAATTATAGGATACCACAATCCAAGTAGAAAGGAACTTCCTACTAAAGATTTACCATGGTCTATGGTAATGATGCCTAGTATATTCCCTCAAAGATCTGGTATTGGTACAGTACATCAACTTCAAATTAATGGTTGGGTTGTTGGATTCTTTATGGATGGTGCTGCTGCACAGGTACCAATAGTCATGGGTGCTATTGGTGATGAGAATCCTAAAGGTGCATATAAAACAGCAGAGAAGGAGGGTGAAGAAGAATTCTTCCCTAAACTTGTAGCAGCTGACTATGTTCCCAATGTTCATGCTGGACAAGGTAGTGGTGCTCCTGGAAGTGGATCTACTGTTGCAACAGATTCTAAAACTGGCAATCAAGTACCTGTTGAAGCTTCAAGTGAAACAACAGGTGAGAGTGAGGATTCAACAGTTAATCCTAGAGGTGAAGGTGAGGTACCAAGTAAACTTCAAACTTATGTTGAAGAATCTAAGTGTTATACTGTCCATATGGGCAATGGTAAGTGTGGTACTGATGCTACCACTAAACTAGAAGGTCCAATACTTGAGTTCATGAAGTTTGCTCGTGGGGTCGAGAAGAATGATATAGGAGATTTTGTTGACAAATATACTGGTAGGGTTGTAGATATTACTGATAAGATTAATACTACAACTGCTCGTATTACTGCTAAACTTAAAGGTATAACCAGTAATATTAAAGGTGTTGCTTTATCACAAGTTAATAAGATGGTTAGTGAGCAGTTGGATAAGGTTTCCATACCAAATCCTAAGTTGACTGGTCCAATTAAAGCTAACCTTGAAAGTCTTGCTAAGGTAGTTAATTGTGTATTCGCAGATCTATTAGGACAACTCAAAGATTTTATTAAAGGGTTACTCTCCGATCTCTTTAACAATGTCCTTGATGCTCTTCTTTGTTTGATACAAGATTTTCTTTCTGCCATCATGGATAAGTTGATGGGATTGATTGAAAGTGCATTATCTATGATTGATGGTTTGATGGGAGCTATTAAGGATCAAATGAATAAGATCCAGTCACTACTTAAGGATGCTCTATCAATCATGGATCTTTTCTGTGAAGGTCAACTATCATGTGCTCTTGGTGCTACTGTATATGAAACATGTAATGGACCTAAAGCAAAGGGTAAGGATAAAGCTGCAGCAAAGGCAAAGCAATTCCCAATCAAACCACCAGGATCTTTTGTTCCTACATCAGGGGATATATTGAAAGGTGGATTGGTTGCTGGAGTTACTGGTGGAGTGAAAAAAGTTTTTAATGCAAAAACTGGTGGTTTAGTTGATCTAGCATCTACTGCTGGTAAACTAAGTGGTATTGGTGCTGCTGCTTTTAATACTAAAGGTCCACTAGAGACATTTGAAGCATTTAAACTTGGTGCAAATGGTGGTTTCCCATCAGCATCATTGAATTGTGGTTCTGGAAATAAAATCATAAAACCATGTTTCCCTGAAATGGTATGGGATAATTTAGAATCCACTGCCCCTATCAAAGCATTACCTATTGTTGATAGAATTGGATCTATTGTTGGTTCGTGGGTAAGAAAGAAAGGTAAGAATGTCAATCTTGAAGCCAAGGTTCGTGCACAGTTTACGTGTAATAAACCTGAAGGTGGAGGTGCTGTATTTAAACCTAATATTGTAGATGGTAAGGTAGATTCTATTGATGTGATCGATCCTGGTATTGGATATGGATTTGATCCTGCTGAAACATACTGTCCTAAAGAGCAGTATAACTATAAGATGCCAAAGGGTACTTTAGTAGATAAGGTTGAGAATGGTGAATTATTATTCTTAGTCTCTTATGCTGATGGTACTGTTGATACTGCTAAACCAGAGGTAATGCAGGTAGTTGACACTGATTACTCAGATGATGAGATGGTCATTGCTACATTAGATCCTTCATGGCATGTTAATGTTGAAAATGGTATGGTATTGCAGACAGTATCTGGTGATACTTTCACTCTCAATTATAATGAGAAGTATGCTGACCTGGTTGTACCAGATGATGCTAAAGCAGTATATGCTGAGTGTGGTGATCTTATTCCTATAGTTGAAGAGGTTAAACCTGTTAATGTAGGTACTGGGTATAAGAAACCAATCCTAACAGTAGGTACTGGACCTGATAAAAAGAAAATTGGTGACTATACTGTAGATGATCAGGGTAGATTAGTTAAACCTAATCTCACTGAAAAGATCTTTGGTTTTGTTACAGCAAAGGTTGAGGATACTGAGGGTGGACAAGGTGCTGGTGCATCTGTTATACTGGGGTATAGTTATGCTGGACCTATTAAGGTTAAGGAACAGATCCTAGGATTAACCACATATATTGATTGTGTTGGGCATCCTGCACTGGAGAAAGAATCATGAGCGAATTAACAGGGTTTACAGGGGGTTCAGAGGAGAAAGGGTCTTCAGTATCCAATCCAGTAGTATGGCCAAAGAATTTTGTACAAAGTACATCATGTGGTCATTATATTGAGATGAACAATACACCGAAAGGTGAAAGGTTTCGTCTAACTCACGGTACTACTAAAAACTATATTGACATGGATGTCAAGGGTAGTACTGACATATATGCTCATAAGGACATACACATGCTCGCTAAAGAGAGTATGACTGTAAATGTTGGTGAAGATCCAGAAAATCACCAACTAGTCCTTAACATCATAGGTGATGTTAGAATGACTGTTGAAGGTAATACTGAGATAGAATGTGAAGGTGATTTGAATACAAAATGTGACGGTGATTACAATCTAACAGTAGGTGGAGTGTATAGTCTTAATACAAAAACTAGTCTAGCATTCAAAACAGACAAGACTTTTAGGGTCGAATCTACTAAATATGAGAACATCGGTACATTTTATGAATCAAATCATAAAAACCGAGAGGAAACAGTGGATAAGTTCCACTCTATTACTCAAACTAATCCTATTGGTGCAATCGCAACACATGCTGAGGGCAACATAAGATCAGAAGCAGTCGCATGTCGTTATGATAAAACAGTGGGTAATAAATTCACTGAAGTGAAGGGAAAACACAGAGAGAATGTTCTTGGTAATTCCTACGACTGTATAGAGGGAGGGCAACCAAAATCTATGGTTGATACAACCCTGCCGAATAGTAGTTATGACGTTAGTGTCACTGGTAACAACTCATTAAGTACTAGTGGTAATTTTAATATTTCTGCAGGTGGCAACGTAAATGTTGCTGGTGAGGAGATATATTTGAATTGATGGTAGTACATAAAGTTCAAAATGACTTTCCACATGTCAATAACAAAGCAAGAGGCTGTGTTTTTAAAAAGCATTCTTGCTAAACATTTAGACGATTACGTCGAAGAATTGGTTAAAGAAGATAAAGATAATACTAACATGATGCAAAATTTACAGGTTAACCGTCAAGCAGGTCTTGCTCTATTGGATAAAGCCAAAGAGGTCAACAGACGTGCCAGTCGCCAAGGTGACATACCCTACTTTACAAACTGATCTGGGTGTGCTATAGTAAGTTATATTAATTGGATCTTTCTATGTATCTTGATCTTGGAGAGGAGTACCTTGATAAAGTGACTGTTGACATTCCTAAGAAAAGGTTTACACTACTAAGTAGTGATGGTCGTTCCAAAATCATAGAATGTGATGATGGTGACCAATTCATACGTATTCTTGATGTTATTCGGGAATCTTGCGTTAACGATGAAGTAGTGTACGTTTAATGGCATACAACAAGACATACTCTGAAATCAGAGCGATGCTTAAGGCATCGAAACGCATATCTAAGCAGACCATGCTTAAGATAGCAAAGATGGCTATCAAGGAAACCTTGATGGACAGGATAAATGATGAAGATGGTAATGAGATTGAAGTAACTTGGGATTCTAAGTTAGGTGATGATCTAATGCTAGATTCATTGGATATGGTTGAACTTGTCATGTTCCTAGAGGAATGTTTTGGTGTTGAGATACCAGATGAGATGGCAGGTGATATAGTTACAGTTGGTGATGCCATAGAAGTAATTAAGAAAGCGAAAGCAAACAAAGGTAAGAAGCCAAGTAAGAAGGCATTGAAGGCTAAGTATCTTAAGAAGACAACCTCATCCCCAACTAAAGTACCTCATCCTGATAGTCCTTTCATGAAGAACCCACCAGGCAAAGGTCTTGGAACAGGTGTTATTTCTTCAGAAGAATTGGATAAAGCAATTGAAGAGGAGGAGAAAGAAGATGCAGGTGGTTGACCATTTTCTTTCTTTTGGTACGTTTAACGAACTATACAATCAATTCAATAGTCCAAACTTTCCATGGTTTTGGACACAATCACAAGGGGAACCAGAACAGTATGTAAACTTACTGTATTTTGATCACCAGTTTTCTAGTGCAATGAACCCTACTATCAACAGGTGCTTGATGAGTGCTACTGATAAGTTAGGGATCATTGCAATATTGAGGGTAAAACTAAATGCCACTAATAAAAATGCACCAGAGCAAGAGTGGCATACAGATTGGCAAATATCCACACCAAGTAAGACATGTGTGCTATACCTAAATGATAACAATGGTTATACAGAGTTTGAGACTGGCGAAAAGGTGATGAGTAAAAAAAATACTGCTGTCATATTTGACACTAATCTCAAACATAGAGGTGTTCCTGCTACTGATGTTGAACGTAGGATGGTATTAAATATCAGTTACTTTGAAAAGTGAAGAAGGTATACTGGTCATATAGAATAGGAGAAGGACAAGAGACTGATCCATTCCCACCAGAATATGTAAATCCACCAACGAAATATAGGGTAGGGTATGATATGAAATATGATCATGCTAAATGTCCTGCATGGAAGAAG